GTTTATTCTTTACCACAAAAATATGGTAATGTTGCGAAAGCATATATTGTTCAAGATGAACAATTAGAAGAAGAAGGACAATTAGAAGTTATCAATGGTGAAGTAAAAAGAATTAAAGCTGTTGATGTTATTCCTAATCCATTAGCATTGAATATGTATATGTTAGGATATACAGCAGACGGGAAACTAACTCAGTTAAACGAGGCTGTAAAACAAAATGTTAAAACTTATCTTTCTCAATATAGAGTATTGACAGATGCGATAAACTTAAAAGACGCTTACATTGTTAATGTAGGTGTTAGATTTGCAATCACGGTAAAAAGAGGATTTAACAAAAACGAAGTATTGTTCAAAGCTATTCAACAAGTTAAAAAACATTTTGAAACTAAAAAATGGCAAATCAATCAACCAATCGTACTGAGTGATATAGCTTATGTGATTGGATTAGTTGAAGGAGTTGTCACGGTAGTTCCACCACAAGATAATAATCCAAATAAAAATCTTGTAGTTATTGAAAATAAACACAAAGTTGCAGAGGGATATAGTGGAAATATCTACGATACAGATGCAGCTACAAGAGACGGAATCGTCTACACTTCATTAGACCCAAGTATATTTGAGGTTAAATATCCTAATATAGATATTGAAGGTAGAGTAGTAGGAGATAGATAATGCATTATTTTGAATTTAATAAAAGAGATGCAACCATATATTCAGGTGCAACTACATCATCAAGAAACACAGGTTTAGATGAGATATTAGAAATTAATAAAGAAGTTGCAGATAACGGAACGGTTCAAAACATTTCAAGAATATTAATTGACTTTGATTATTCTTATATTTCTCAATCCATACAAAGTGGTAAAATACCAGCTACTGCAAAATATTATTTAAATTTATTTGATGCGACTTCTGATGAAGTTGAAGCAGAACAAAATGTATTTGTTTATATGGTTAGTGGTAGTGCTTGGAAACAAGGAACAGGAAAACTTGACCACAATCCCGTAACACAAGACGGAGTAACTTATCAATACCGCGACCACGAAAACACAACACCTTGGGTAACAGGTTCAGTATTGACTGACGGGGGTGCTTGGTGGACAGGTAGTCAAGGTGGTCAATATAAAGTTAGTTCATCTTATCAACTTACATTTGACAAAAAAGATTTACGAGTAGATGTTTCAGACTTAGTCAAGAACCATATTTATTCAAGTTCATTATTTCCAAATAGAGGCTTTTTAGTCAAGAGAGAATCACTATACACAGGTTCAAGTGATTTCTCATACAATCCAGGAAGTGATACAACAAAAGATGAGGCAAGTTCTACAAGATTAGGAAACCTAAAATATTTCGGTAGAGAAACTCATACAATCTATCCACCTAAATTAGAAGTAGTGTGGGACGATAGTTCTTGGAGTACAGGTAGTTTATCACCATTGACATCAACAAATTTAGAACAATTAAAAGTATATTTTAAAAACCTAAGAGAAGAATATAAAGAAAAGTCAGTAGTAAAATTTAGAGTAGTTGGTAGAGAATTATATCCAACAACTGCATTTGACACTACACCAGCAGAACTTACTGTAAAATACTTACCAAGTGCATCTGCATTCTATGAAGTTAGAGATGCAGAAACAGAAGAGATAATTGTTCCTTATGGTAGTGGTTCAAAAATTAGTTGTGATTCCACAGGTAATTTCTTTAATATACAAATGGACGGATTTCAATCAGAAAGAAATTATCGTTTTTGTATTAAGGTAGTTAGTGGTAGTGGAACAACAGATGAACAGATAAACTTTTACGATGACGGATATGAATTTAGAGTGGTGAGATAATGCCTTATTTACCTTCACAAGCAAGATTAAAATCAGACGCATACCGAAAAATTCTTGATGCGGATATTATAGAACAAGATGAAATACTTAAAGACTTGATTGCAAAACAACAAGTATCAGGTTCTATCGATGCTAACAATCCCACAAGAGATGAGGACGGATTTTTGGTTTCAATAGAAGACCCAAGAAATCCAGGACAAACTGCAGAAGGTATTACAGAAAGTGTTCGTATTGAAAACAAACAACAATTTTTTAACGACACATACTTAGGAAACATTGACCAAGAATTTAGTCATTTTACACCACCAAGTATTGTTGATGTACCTGACGATGATGACATTGTAGATGCTGTTGAAGAAATAAAAGAAACCGTAGATACAGGACAAATAACAGACCCGTACAGACCAATCATTGTAAAATTTATTGATGAAGTATTAAGAGAAAAAAGTTTAAAATCTTCACAAATAAAAGCTTCGGCAAAAATATTTTTTACAGGTATAAATGTTGATGGTATTGAAAGTATTGATGAAAATATATCAAATGATAAATTAAACGCTTTAATTGCAAAAGTTGTTTCTGCATTCCGACCAACTGGTAAGAAAAAAGCGAAATCACTTAAAGGATTTGTAAAACAAATAAAAACTTATCAAATAGATTTAAAAATAGCATTAGATTTACGAGACTACGCAACTATAATAAGAGATTTTATTTTTGCAAATAAAGTTTTAAGAAGATTTTACAAAGAACTTGGATTGCCTGAAACCTTTACTACACAAACAGGTGCCGAGTTTAATTTAATAAAACCACCTACAATTTCTGCAGAAGATGAAAGGGTAGTATCGGTTGAGGACGAAGAAGAATTAAGAGGTAAAGGATACATTATCTAATGGCTAGAGAATACGGATTTACACAACAAGAAAAAGACACTTATTACTTAGGTAAGAGAGTTTATAGTAGTTGGGGTCGTGATGATGACAATGATTATATCGCTGTTTTTGTGTATAGTGTGCCAGAAGATAATTTAATTCAGTCATTGTATA